TTTTTAATCCTCACAAGAAGCAATACGTCGCTAAATGCAACATGGAAGAAGTGTTTCCTATTAAGGGATTGGCAGTTTCAAGCTATCGTGTTTACAAAGCAATAAGAGGAGATTCTTCAGACAACATTAAAGGAGTTAGGCTGTTTGGCGACAAGAAGTTTCAGCAACTGTTCGACATGTTCAAAGCTGCTGGAGTAACAAGTCCTACTAATATAGAAGAGTTTTACGCAGCACTCGAAACCGTTACTGAAGCCAAGGCTAAATTCGGTAAATATTTTGAAGGACAGAAGGAACTACTAGAACTTAACTACAAGCTGATTGATCTCATTGATATGGATTTCAGCCCTCAAAGTCTAAAGCTTATCTATTCAGCTATAGAAATGAAACCTTCGTTCTCAAAAATGGACTTTATGTCAATACTTGTGAAAGAAAACATCAACACAATTCTAGCCAAAATGGACCATTTCATGACACCATTCAATAAGCTCCTACCACCGCCTACTCAGTGAAGATATTATTATTCGCCGATTTACATTGTGCCAATATCTATAACTTCAATGTAAGGCAGTCAAAATTCAAGACAGTTGAATATTCAAGGATAGATGAACTATATTCTACCCTTTCTTGGATATCTGACGTCTCTAATACTACCGGCACTATGATGGCTATCGACCTGGGCGATACGTTCCATCAGGCCTTACGTTTCTATGTAGAAAGATACAACGCAGTTATAAAGGCTCTCAGCGATATAACGCAAAACACATTGTCGAAGACAATGGTTGTTCTAGAAGGCAATCATGATAGGAACGAAGAAACTTCAGCGGTCGATACGGTAGAAAACATAAGTGGCGTTACGCTCATAAAGAGCAGCATCAAAGTAAAGTTTGTGTCAGAAATAAACTCCCATTTTATATTTGTGCCATATATTAGAGATCCGAACAAACTAAAAGATGCGTTTGCTACACTTGCAGAAAAGTTCCGGGGCTCTAAAACTCATACGTATGTATTCTGTCACTTAGACATCAAAGAAGCTTATGAGGGCTTAATTTCATCCACATACCAATTAGGCCAATTCAATTCGTATGATGACTTACATCTAGACATCTATACTGGAGTATTTTCAGGCCACATCCACTTCAAACGTCAAATTGGATCCAACTTCTATTATGTAGGAGCTGTGCTTAATCATAACTTCTCAGACTCAGCCGAAAGAAAAGGCTTGACTGTATTAGATCTATCACCCAGTGGTTGCAACATTAAGTACGTAGAAAATCCTTATTGCCCGCTGTTCTTTAAGCTCAATCTTGAAAAAACAGAAAGTCTGGAAAGAAAGATAGCTCGCATAGAAACCGAGAAAGCTAAGTTTCCATTCACTAATATCTACGCTACAATCTATTCGCTTAACAGCGACTCTGGCAAAAAGAAGCTCGGTGAATTTCTAGATAAATATAAAGATCTGTTTACGGACTTTGAAACAAGAGGCCTTGATTCTGAAGAAGAACTTAATGCGATGGAAATAATGACGTCGTCAATAGATAAGATCAACATATTCGATCTGATTATTGAAAAAGGGACTGAGCTTTTGAAATCAAAGAATAAGTCGCCTGAAGAAATAGAAAAATTTGTAGGCAGGTTGAAAAACGTATGTCAATTAAGCTAAAGAAGCTTGTAATAGAAAATGTCAACTCATACAAGGGAAGACATGAAATAGATTTTACTCAACGCCAGGGCAACCTTGTATTAATTAAGGGTATAGATGAGAAAGATAGATCGTCTAATGGCTCTGGCAAGTCAACTTTAGTCGACTGCATAGTCTTAGCGTTGTTTTACAGATCACTTAAGAAAGAGCTTAATCTTGACGACCTCGTAACTAAATCTACTAAAGCTCTTTTTGTAGGGCTTACATTCGTCGATTCAACCGACGGCGTTGTAAAAGCCGAGTACTTAATAGAGCGTCAGCGCTCCAAGTCGCCCTCATTCTCTAAGACAACACTGTACGAAAATGGCATCTGTATCTCCAACGACTTGACTAATACAGAGATACAGTCTAAGATAGAACAGATTATTGGCATGAACTATCAAGTGTTCGTGAACAACAACGTATTGAATCCCGAGCTCTTCAAGTTCGTTAAGGGTAGCAGCGCTGCCAAAATCGACATTCTTGAAAGAGTTCTCAATCTCAACGTTGTGTCTAAAATTTACGCATCACTTCAGGGCATGGCAAAAGAAGATAGAGCCGTATTTGACGACAACAATAGAGAATATTACGCACTTAAAACTGCTCTAGATAATCTGATGCAACAAGAAGAGAGTGTTACCAAGAATGTTAATGAAAACATCGAATTGTTAACAGCAGCCAACAAAAGACTGGAGCAAGAAATAGTATTAGACGAGAAGATGAGAGAAGGCTTTAGTGGCGTAGTCTCAACATTGTTTCCAGAGATAGAAAGCAAGAACACGCAAATTAGCGGCGCTAATGACTCCAAGGCAAAGCTTGAGCACCAGCTAGCCGAGAGCAAGAAGAGAGCCAAGTATTATGAGACGAACGAAGTATGTCATACATGCAGACAAAGACTGCCTAATCGTGACGAGATCCTTACAGCCGAACTCGCTAAGATCAAAGAGTTTACGTCTCTACTCAATAGCATAATAAACGAAATTGGAATCCTAAAGGCTTCAGCCTTATTCGAACAGTACAACACTGCAGTGGAGAAGTCAAACGAGTGCACGCGTATCATAAACGAAAAGAAGTATCAGATCAAGAACAACACAAAGACCATTGAGAAATTCAGTAACATTACGTCTTCAGCCGGTCAGGTAGAAGAAGTGAAAGCTAAGTGTGAGCTAGCGGAAACGGAGTGGCTAGATTCCAAAACAAAGTTTGATATGACTGAGTTTTGGCGTGAAATGCTTGAGCCCAAGTCTAAAACTAGAATGTCATTAGCAGGAGACCTTTTGAAGGTACTCAATACTAACATGCAGAAGTACATAAACAACTTCTACAATAAAGACTTCCAGTTCAAATTTGTGATAACCGACTCTGACATCACCGAAGCAATCACGATAAATGGCGAACAATTCAAATATGACCAGCTATCTAGTGGCGAAAAACAGAAGGTAGATATTGTAATCGTGCTATCGCTTCTTGATATCGCCATGACTTATTTCAAGAATAATCGCCTAAAGTTCTTGATTGTTGACGAGGCTCTTGACCATCTCGACAATGTAAGTGGCAGATATGTCATTGAGTTTATCAAACAATACGCCGTGAGCATCAATGCAATGTGCATTTTCATTAGTCACCATTCGTCAGTTGATGATATGATGTATTTGTTCGACCATACAATTACCGCAACTAAAGGACTAAACGGCTTCTCAAGAATCGAATGAAAGCGGAATACACAAACATTAAAGATATAGTACGGGAAATTGGCCAGAAGTTTCAGGTCGATCCGTCTAAAGACTGGAAATCGCGTTTAGAAATAAACGTCAGATGCAATAAGTGTAATGATAAAAAGTATCATCTTGGCTTGAGCTTTGCCAAAGACTCGTATAATTGCTATAGGTGCGACAACCGTGGCAGACTAAGTGATTTCTTACGACGCAACAGAATAAGATTTGAGGTAAAGGGCCGCATTGCTGTTGTAGATCAAGTATCTACGCACGCCCCAAAACTTACGCCACCGCAAGATAGAGAGTGTGAGCGGCAAGAAAACGTCGCACAAGAAGCCAGACTGTATCTAGTATCGAGAGGCTTCGACATTAAGTTTCTAAAGTCAAACTTTAAACTGTGGCCAATTACAACTCCGTGGAATTATTACTACGGCTATATAGTTGTTCTGGTTAATGATTACGCTTATTACGCTAGAAAGTTTTTAGATTTGACCCCTGACAGACAGAAGCACGTAATTAGAAAGTCAGATCCAGAAATGAAGTTGTTCTATGCATACGAGAAAAATAACTCTAGCACGCTATTAGTTGTCGAATCCATGTTTAATTTAATGAAAGCTGCCCAATTCGGATACGACTCAGTTTGCATATTCGGAAAGGGCAAACATGCGGGATTGTCAGAGTATCTTAGAGGCAAAACTGCGCATAAAGACGTTTGCCTCTGCTTTGATAAAGACGTCACGTTAAAACATATCGAAACGTTCGTAAATAAGGTGCAAAAATCCTATGGACACATCAATCTATCATACATCAACCCGTTAGATATGCCGTGCGAAGATATAGCGGCTGTACCTGACAAGCCGACTCTAATTAAGATAGTCAATAAAAAGCAGCCTACGCATAATCTATTCATAGATGCTATGGCAATAGGAGAATGAAATGGGAATGAGCGCTGACAAGTTGAATTTCCAGATTCAACAAGAAACGCAAAGAGCAATCGTCACTCTACAGAACAATATGAAACAGCTTGACAGGATACTTCAGGTCATAGACGGGAATATGCGGCAGTCGCATACAGCTCTTCTTCAAGATATCACAAGACTAACCGTACGTGTCAATTTCTTGCTTGATGAAGCTAAGAATGGCAAGACAGAAGAAGAAGCAAAGGACGTAGAAGCAAGATTCAAGACATTCGCTGAGAATGCGCAAACACAGATGCAAAAAGAAGTAGCTGAAATGATTAGAATGAAGGAAAAATTTGAAGAAGACGCAAAGAAAGCTGTCGAAACTGGTGGGCCCGGAAGTGAGAATACGCCAAATGTCCTGCAATAATTTTCCCAAGCCCAAGCACGCCTTTCCGATCAACGATGAAGAGAGGAATACAACGTGCGCGGTGAAAGCTCTTACTAGACTGCAGAAACAGCTATTTGATTGGCAACAG